AACCAATCCAGCACATCTAATGAATGATCAACTTAAATCTCAACATGTAGTAGATGTTGCACTGATTGGACGTGTGCCTTGCAAGGTTGTAGGACAGATACGCAAAGGTGATTTGTTAATAAGCAGTGACGAGCCTGGACATGCACAGGCATACAAAGACATGCACAATCCACCAACAGGCAGTGTGATTGGCAAAGCAATTCAAAACAAAGATGTTGAAGATCCAGGTGTAATCGAAGTTCTAGTAGGAAGACTATAATGTTAGAAAGATATCGCACTGACTATGATGGCGAATTTGTTATTGTAAGCAATACCATAAAAGATGGTAAAAAGCATCAAGAACGTGAATGGATTGAAAATCCTATACAAAATCAACATATAAGTGGCCGTGCTGCAGTAATAGGCAATGGAGCCAGTCGTTATGAAACAAAGTTCAACGGAAAGTTTAATTTAAAAAACAATATTGAGCGACATTCTGGTTGGCATCTTGGACGTAAACGTTTACAAAGCTACGGTTCTCAAGGTTGTTGGCAGGAAATGCAATGCGATTTCTATATCGAGTTTGATCAACAAAAACTTGCAGAAATAAAATTAGAAAAATATCAAGAAAAAGTTACAGTATACAGTAATGCAAGAAATTGTATTAACGATCCTGGTGAGTTTTATCTTGTGCCTTATGGTGTACGTGGTAAAAGTATCACAGTAGCAACATGGTTAGCATGCTTCGATGGACACAAAGAGATTTTCTTAATTGGTGCCGATGCGTATGATGCTAAAGGAAATGCAGATGAAAAAACAGTTAAAGAAATGAACTCAGTGTTTGAAAACTACAAAACTACTAAATTTTATTATGTAAGCGATTCTGGAAACGCACACGATCTTTGGAGAGAACACACTAATTTTATTCAAATGAACTATGCAGAGTTTGTTTCATATTGTGATATTTGAAACTGTTTGATTGTATCAATCTTTTCTAGAATTTCTTCAAAATTAATTGTAGTCCACAGTCCTGGATGCAAAGGCTTTGGCCATACACCACTTTTTATCCAACTGTATCCATGATGTTCAGAATTAAGTATGGGCGTAAATTCATTGTCAATCAAACAAAAAAATGTATGATAGCTAAAATGACTATCTGCACTGGTAAACTTTTCTATAGGTACTAGTTTTACAATCTCAGGCCAAATGCCAATTTCTTCTTTGCATTCTCTTTTTATGGCATCTGTTAAATTCTCACCAGCATCAACTTTACCACCTGGTAGTCCCCAGCATCCTGGATTTTTATTGTCGTTTCTAAGCAAATAAAGATATCGATCTGTCTTAATACTGTAAAACCATACACCAACTGCATTAATCAAAGTACAATACTCCATTCACCTTCAGGGTATAAGCCTTCGTAACTTTTCAGCCATTCGTTGTTTGCCCATCTATATTGGACACTGGTTGTAAGGTTGCTTACATATTGTACATTACTTTCGTTGCTGGCGTCAAATGCAATATTCCAACGTACACCATCATACTGAACAATATCATTTGTATTTGCAACTAATGTTGACCCATCAGTGCCACGCCATGCTTCGGCAAATCCTGGATCTTCTACGCTATCACTTCCGGTATCATTTATAAACAAATACCTTTGTCCATCAGATGCCGCAGGCAATCCATTTACGGTACCTGGACCTTTTGCTTGCGGATCAACGATAGCATTAACTGGCGACAAGGTGTTTGCAGGAATAGTATCAGTATCAACAGTAAACAATAGAAATCTATCGTCAGTAGGATCATATGATACTGTGCCAACAATAATACTGTCATCATAAGGATTATCTAATCTTACTTGGCTTATACCATTACGCAGAGAACCATACAAGTCTATGACTGCATGCCAAAGCAAATTACTAGGAGGAGCACTTGGTACCTGTACTCCACTGTTATTTGTAATAACTGCTTGTGGTTCAAGCACTTGTAGTTTATTTCCAATCAACAGTGTTTGATAATTGAATGGTGTAAACTTTTGTCTTGTACCCATAAGCAAATCACTATCATATATTGCTTCATTGAGATCACCAGTACCATCATATACACTTGCTATAATTTTTTCAACTACACCAAGTTTTTTGACTTTTGCTGGTGGAGATATGTATATTGGCATAACAAATCTCAGTGTTGCTATGTCGATTGGGTCGTCGGTGCCTTGTGGAATTGAACGACTACTCCAAGTTACCTGTTCCAAGTACATAACACTTAAACTGGTCCAGTCTATAAAGTTTTCTGTGCTTTGTATTTCTAAACTTGGATTGAACAATGTTAATAGTTGTTCAAGTAATTGTAATTTTTGATTGGTATTTGATGTCCATATATCAAGGTTGACTTCAAGATCAAAAGGCACAGGCATTAGTTTTTCTATAGTAAAAGCATTGCCTTGTGTGGTTTCATATTCTTGAGATTGTGTATCCCAGTATCTTTGTCTAACATTTTGTTTTTGTACAAAGGTAGGATCTTGTATTCTGTCACGTGCATAGTTTAGATTAGTAACATGAAATGTCATCAATGGTGTGCTTGGCAAACTGTTTGCACTGTTCTGTTGAATAATTGTTTGTGCTTGACGTGTAGCATCACCATAACGTACAGGCACTCTATACAATGCCTTTTGTGTGTTGTCTTCGGTTCTTCCGTACTCAACTTGGAAGTTTGAAAATACTCTTGTGAACTGCAACAAGAACCTGCGAATTTGTTCATCATAAAAAAATTGTTGCATTAATTGTCAGCCTGAGGTTTAAGTATCTTGCTTAATGGTTGACGTTCAGGAATATTACCACGATCTTCAGTGGCAGTTTCGTTGGTATTGTTTACAAAACTACTACGCTGTGTTTGTGATTGGACGTTGCCATAGTTTGCAACTGCTTTTTCTTTATCACCTGGTGTCAAATTCGTTCTCACATCGTCTTCGTACTTAATCCATCGTGTACCACTATAGCGAAAAAGTCTATTTGGATAGTAGTCTAGTCTAAGTGCAAAGTCTCCTTCTTGTGCATTTTGTGGAAAACTTGTTCCTGGAGTAACCGGTAAGCCATTTGGTGCAATACCATCTCCAGTTAAGTATCCAAGTGTATACCCATTTGCTCTAGGTGATTGTGGTTGTCCGTCAACATCGACATTTGTGGTATCAACTGTGATGCCTGTGTTATCTACAGTATAACTATTTGGATCTGCAGGAGTTCCATCTTCGTTTGTGGGTACAATGTAGAACTTAACTGTATCGTAACCACTAAGTGGCACTTCGTATTCTGCTTGAGTCAGAATAGCATCATTAATCTCTCTATCTTTGACTACTGTTCCAAATGTTTCTTGTTCAGTAAGTGGTTCAAACTCTTGCCAGTGTTCAGTACTGGTAATTTCTACACCTGGATCTACGTCCTTGATTGCTTTGTAATAGGTATTGTTATGTAAAACAATACTTCCGCTGGGATAATAGTTTCCATTATCCCAGATGTTTTCGACTTCAAATGGTTTCTTGAGTATATCGTTGTATTCTTGAGCACTTACAAGAGGTGTTGCTTTTACACGCCATAGATGTGGCAACCAAGTTTGTGAAAATCCTTCACTTGCAAAGGCTGCGTCTTGTATTACATAGTACTTTGGTATAGCTCGAGCAATATTACTATCAAGAGGGTTGTAATCTTTAAGGTTTGGTAGTTCAAGAACGTCTCCACTCATGAGTTTACGACCAAGTGTTTCAATCATAAAGTTGTAATGAAAAGTAATAAACAGTGTGTCGTTATTTAAAAACAATCCAAATTGACTAAGATCAAAATCTATGTCCTGTGAGTTGTATACACCTCGCATTTGGTATATATCATCATCGTATTTTCTGTCTCTGTTTTCAAGTAAGAATAAATCTTCTATAAACAAAGGACTTTCACTGCTATATGCAGGTTGTGTTGCATCTTGAGTGCCGCCGCTTACACTGGAACTGTCATCTCCATGAGGTTGTGGTCCAAGATACTTGTGAACAAACATATCGACTCCGCCAACCTGATACATTTCCATAACAGTGCGGTCAATGAATTTATAATCGTTCTGACGATTTGGACGATAAAGACTTAATCTAGGCATACAGTAATCCTTCTTACTGTATTTATGGTTTTAGATAGCAACCTTAACTGGATCTTTACCAGTGATAGTAGTCATCTTTTTGCAAATGTTAGCAACTTCTTCAAGTGTTAACCAACCACGAACAGTATCGCCTGGTTCTGTAATGCCAGGAAGTTCTATTCCTTGACCACTTTTATCACTTACCATAATCTCAAACAAGCCTTGTGTGCCGCCGTAACTGGCTTCGTGTTGTACAATACTCAACTCATACTTTTTATAATCAAGCACAAGTTGTATGCCTTTATGATATTTGCTTGTATCAAACTGCAAACCTAGAAGAGTAGCATTCATTTCAATGCATCCTTAGTTGTGCCTCCGCCAATATAACCTTGGTTGTTTCTTTGTTCCAACCTATCAATCATTTTCATCATATTAGCAATCATTCTATCAGCGGTTGATTGTTGTTCAACTCCTGCTGGAATACACACTGCTTCGATATCAACATTTTTTAGTGCATCAACTGCAATCATGCAGGTTTCTTTGTCTGCATAAGTCATTGGATTAGCCAACATCATTGTAACTAACATAAATTTCATTTTTCTGATCCTCCGTTTAGTTCTTTATTCATCTTACGTAAAAGATACATGGCATTTTGTCGCCAGTAGTCTTTGCCCCAAGTGCCATCCGCACAAAATTCTGCAGCTTGCCAGCAGTTGTCTATACGTCTTTCGTATAGTTGAAATATTGCATTATCCATATTTTGCCTCCGACATTTCATCTTTGTAACACTCGACTATTTCAGGAGTGTAAACCAATAACTCAACTGCATCGATGCCATCTTGTAGTCTTGCAGTCTCTATCATTTTAAATAACTCTTTTTCTGCTTCACTAACTGCATCGTGTTTGCCAGTTTCGTATGAAACTAATTTAATGTTTTCATTCACTGCGGCTTTAATTTGAACTTTGTATTTCATTATGCTACCTCTGCGGCTTTTTTATCATCTAACTCGTAACCATCTTGCCATAAGATCCATGCATCATCATTGTTAGCAAAACCATATTCACTGGCAAAGTCCATTGAACTGCTGTGCATAACTCTATCTGCTAGACCTCTGGTCTTGATTATATAATTAACCATTTCAGCAGTTTTTGCAAAACCAACACAATTAAGTTCCATGGCGTCATCATCTCTACCACCGTAAAACTTAATACCACCATCTTCAGCACTTATAAAATCTATCTTTGTCATCTAGCTCTCCTTGTTTCTAACTATACATATATAATAACACAATTTGAATATAAGTCAACCTTTTTATTCTAAAAGAATAAAATAATTGTGGTTGACACTAACTACATACATGTTATACTCTGTAAACAGTTAGAACTATAGGAGCATTTGATGGCAAAAGGCAAAAGTTTAATGAAGCCAGGCACTCGTAAGAAAAAGCCAGTTATACGAAAACAACGTAGTAAAGCACAAGATCCAAGTTGGGCAAGTGCATTGGACATGAGCGGCGAAGCCTATCACAGGCATAAACGTGCTTCTGTAGATTGGTATTATCATGAACGTAAGCCAGTTGAACTGTTTCCTGACTTACTT